TCTGTATATCTTTTAACAAAATTCCATACATCGTTATGTGTTTTAAGCATAGGATCTATATTGGCTTGAAGCAGTACATGTACCTGCTTATCTTCAAGTACCGCTGAAATTAACTTAGCCTCTGTATTATTCACTTAACCACTTCCTTGCCAATTTTCTACGCTCTTCTCGTTCTTTTAAATCTTGTTCTGTTGATTATCTACCGTTTAAAATATCTTGTGCATTATATGCAAAAAAGTTCCAACTAGGATTTTGAGCAACTTTGAAATAATAATCTAATAAATCATAACAAGCCTTAAGCCCATATGATTCAACAAGGGCATCTGCTGCCCACTGCTCAACATTTAAATTGAGATTAGACTTTTGCTCATATCTCTGCAAATGAAGCTTATTGTAGCGACTGAGCAAAGCCATACGGTCTTTGCGGTCTGCCATATTATTGCTCTACTATTTCAGCTTTTGCTTCTTGAACCTTTTCAATAACCTTTGCTTCTACAAAATCATAAACACGATTCATAGCATCATTGGTTGTTTCTCCATCACGAACGTGATCAATAACACCAAGGTCAACTCGTAAAGATTGGAAATTACCTAGATTAAGCGTATACCCAAGCGTTACATTTACTTTTGTTTCATTTCTTTCTTCCACCACTGCCTCCTTCATAAGGCTAATTAATACTTTCTCCCCAAACAGGAATAAATCTACCATCTTCTGTTTTTGTATAAACCAGTATACCATCACCCATTTTTCTTGTCAATTCTTGAGAAGTTGGTATAGAGTTATTTGTTATTAAATTATCTTTTCTTGGTCTGCCATTATGTATAGTTGCCAGTATATCACGAATACTTTTTATTTGCGACTCAGAGTAATAAGATCTTATTTGCCATCCACGTTCACCATTAACTTTTGCACCAGTTGGTGCTGGAATAATTCCTTTTTTAATTAAATATGGAAAATATTTTCTATGCCTATTGACAAGACGTGCAGTTTCTGCTACAGTATAAGCTCTTTGTCTATTTTTTCTAAAATCATTACGCATACATGTTTCTAGTCTATCTTTTGTAATATTGTAAACTGTAACCATTCCAGTTGAACGAGAACTATGATAAAGTCTTACTAAATCATTATTTAAAAACCAGAGTGTTTTGTTTCCAGGTATTACAGGCTGGCTATTGTATTTTTCGCTCTTGTCTGCTCTACTTTTAGAAGCCATGAGCCCTCCTGAGATTGTGCAGGAGGATGAAAAAATTTTCTAAATCCACACGAAATGCAATATGTTTCAAGATGCATTTCACTAGAAAATAATCTATCAACAAACATTCTCCCATTACATTTTTTACAATTGATCATATTAATTTGGCACACCTACTGCTATTAGGTGTACAGAAACTGAAAGATCTCCAGATGCATTAAACCTAACTATTCCATTGACGCCAGACGTAGTGATGCTAGTTAGTACTACTGTTACATTTTGCCCTGCCTGCGTACCGCCAATATTTACTGGAGATGCTGTAGCTACTGGAGCATATTTAAAACCAGTGTCAAACGTGATAGAAAATGATTTTTCGTTACCTGCGTTTACAATTGAGTTATTGGCAACATTAACAATTTTTGCAACTAGTCTTGCCTGAGATGTTGGAATATTTTGTGTTCCTGCAGAAATTGTATCTATAGTTGTATAGTTATAAACATTACTAGATATGCTATCAGACATATCGTTAAAAGCATCGGCAAGCTGGTAGATGTATGAAACATCTAGTGGCTGTCCTCGTTCTGGTAGTGGTATCTTTGCCATTATATCTCCATTATATCATTACACTGTTTCGTTTAACAGCCTATATACTTTTAAAAATGGTGTCCCAGGAGCCCCGTCTGCTCTTTCTGCTGGATCACCTTTTAAATATATTTCAATGCTCATTCTATTTGGGGTTGTTGGCTGAACCACTCCATCAATAGTCCATGTTGATGGAATTGGAATTGACAAAGATGTTGTATCTATTCTTTCTTTATATAGCCAGTCGCCGTCTCCACTACCACGGTCCCATCTAATCCAAATATCATATTCATGAGATTTAGATATTGAATATGTTTTTGAATTGTATATTTTTGTTACTTCAACAGAATCCCAAACTATAGAGGCAATGCTTCCTGCTTTATTAAAAGATACACTGCCAGGAACAAATGTATAATCTGGCTGTATTAATTGTATAGGAGACCAATGAGATGTTCTGTTTCTATCTTCTGATATAACTCTATATCTAACATCATATCCTTCATATACGCTACTTATAGCTGGCATATCTGAAATTGGAACTCTGTATTGCTTTATTCCACTATCTGCCATTATGTTACTCCAATAGAAAATCTAAATTCAATATAATTACTTGTGTTTGATGGTTTAATAATTGTTGTAGCTTCTGAATCTTTAACAACTGTATACCCCGTCATTCCATATAAAGGATTTACAGTTGAAACATTTTCAAGTCTAAGAGCATCAAGAGCAATATAATATTGATCTGATGGGACATTATCTATCATTGCACAAGCATATATTTTAACTACAGTAACTGCGTTCCAGGTAAAGTTTGGAGTTATATATAGATTTTGTAATTGAGTGGATACTACATAATATCTATTATCATCAAGATTATATTCTCCTCCTCCAGTACCGCCACTATTTTCTAGCTCAATTTCAAATCTAGCAAAGTTCTCTGCTGATGGATCATCTGTTGATGCAAAATCTACTAAAACTCTAACAAGGTCTGGAGCAGATGTAGAGTCTCCATCTTTATTAATAATAGAAAAAGCCATTCTAAGTTCATCTGTAGGTGAGTTTCTAGTAAAATCTACATCTGGATTTGTTAAATGTATATGATTTGATCCAGGCTCCACATAAAAATGTCCAGAAGGAGATCCTGTTGACATATCTATTGTTATGTCTGCATCGTCTCCACGCATAACAATCATATTATTTAAAAATCTACAACGTTCATATCTTTCTGGTCTAGGAGATTTAAAAAATATAGCATTATCCGCATTAGTCTGAAATACTAAATCATTTGTAGCAATAATATTATCATCATTTGGATCATCCAATGGCTCAGATATTGTTGGAATGGCGGTAGCTGCGGTGGCAGTATGATGTTGCCAATTTTCTCCTTGTGTAAAAGCAAATACAGTTTTGCTGTCGTATGCTCCAGCAGATGGATTAGAACCAGCGGAATATAATCCTATTTCTGTTATTTCGTATCTTTCTTCTGTTGGTAATTCTGCCGTTAAAACGATTTTTTCTGTACCACCATCATTTACAAAACCTCTAGACGAAATTGGAACACGAAACATTTCAAAGTCTAAATTTTCTTTTTCTGAATAATCTCCGTATGGGGTAGAAGTTAATAGTGGCTGTGCACCACAACCTACTGCTATATAGGAGGCATAAGCTGGTGCTTGACCAATTAAATATTTTCCAATTATGGATTTGCCTTTGTCAGTTATCATAGTTCCGCCTCATATATTGTACCATTAGTGGTTATTTGAACTTCTATTTGTTCATCTTCTTCTAAGTTGACAGCCTCTATAACTAGGTCTCCAGTTTCTGGATCTATATAAACATTAGTCCCTGCTGGACCATTTCCAACATTTGGTATTTTATTATTTAACTTAATTGCAAAATTTTGAAAATATTTATCTGATGTTGATTGAAGAGAAATTATATTATTAGGGTTATATTCTTGCTGTATTCTAGCCAAATTTTTGATAGGCTGATAAATAATATTTTGACCATTAACTGTATCATTTCTGGCAATATTAATTAACTCTTGACCACCAATATTTTCAAATATTAGGTCAGTCATTAGCTCTATTGGTATTGATTCACTATTTAATAAGATTGTGTCTATTGGGGCAGTTTTGACTGGTTCTGGCGCAGCCTGAGTAACTACTGGAGATGATACTAGGGATGTGGATAGTGGAGTTGGTGGGGTTGCTGCTACTGGAGTTGGGTCTGGTTGTACAGATCCAGTATTGGTACTAGTAGAGGTTTCGGTTGTTGAAACATTTGGAATATTAAGATATGGTCTATGACCAGTATTAGAAACTACACCAGCGTTTGACCTTACAGTTCCCCATCCCCAGTGAATTCCTTTTTCTGATCCAACACCAATTAGTTGATTATCTTCATTAAAATAAGGCACTGTGTATTCTGGATTTCCAGTCCACTGTTGTTGTCTAGCTGTTCCTAAAGAATCCCATAAATGTTGCGGTATCTCAATTCCATTTAATTGTGGCATTATACCTCACTCAGATAAACTATCATAGAAGGACCAGTATTACTTCTAGAATATTCAATATTATACACTACAAATCTTTCTCCAGAATCTGCCACTAAGTCTAGTCCATCGCTATTTTGATAGGAAACTGTAACTATATCTCCAAGCTGAAGTGTGGGAATAGAAAACATATTAATTCCTATAGATTTTCGTGGGTTCATAACTTTTTCAATAATCCAACCCATTAGTTTATTTGCATCATCCTGTGTTTGAATATATGGACTATCTATAGCAAACTCATTATTTCCATATATCAATCTACTAAGCTTAATCTTGTCATATTTTTGCTGCTCTACCGTGGGCGAAACGGTAAGGGTACTTCCACTGAGTTGTGGTGTAGAGAAGTTTGATCTTTTTGAAAAATATTCATCTACCGTTAACTCATGCGACGTATCTTGTGTAAAAGTTACACCCTGTATTCTTAAATAATTTCCTGTAGTTTCATCAAGAGATAGGGCTTTATCTGTATTGTTAAATATTAAAAATTCTGCACCATAGGAGTCTGCTTGAAATCCAGAAACTGTGTAGCCTTTAATTCTATTAAATGTTGGAGATAGTTTAGCGTAAAGTGCTGGATAAGCACGATCATATTTAATATCAAAATATGCACATTCACGCATAATTGTTCCAAACTCTTCATAATACATTTTGTATGCTGGAGGTTGTTGTGAGCTTAATCCAGAGAGATACGTAGAATTTACTATGCCGCTCATTGCATATTTTCTAAATGATTCATCAGCGTCAATTATCCCGTCTCCAAAAGCAAGAGCATTTGATGCTACCGTGCCTGATGGCGATCTAAGATCAACTGTTGAAAACACTGAGTTTTGAGCATAGTTTTCTGATAAAGCATATAGATTTTCAAACATAACTCTAGCTGAACCACGTACAAAAGGTGCCATGTTATTATAAATTGGAAGTGGATCTGTGTCGTCTATCACTTTAATTAATGTATTATTAATATATAAATAGAATCTACGTGTACCACCAATATCCTGATATTCAACTGCTAAGTCATATACTGTTGGTATTTCTTCTGCAGCCATTCTGTATTGTCCAGTAAATCTACCATCATCTACTACAATGCTCGTTATCCCTCCCCATAGCTTAACTGGTATAGCATCGTTACTAGATGAATCTTTTTTAATCTTATAAAAAACAACATTGTTTAAAGAAATTTCTGATTCGCCAGCATCATTTAATTTTAAATATGAATCAATATTTGCTTCATTCATTGCTATTATTTCAAAATAATACCCAACATTGGTATTTGGATTTAGCAATACTGCAATTCCTCCAGACCCACCTCCAAGCGTAATACTTTTACTTGGATCTATTCCAGGTACCTGATAATATGGAATTGATCCAACTGGAGTTTGACCCCTTACCTCGCTACTTTCTATTTTGCCAATAATTCTCATTCTAGTACCAAAATGTTTATAAGCATTATCTAATTGCTTATATTGATAAGAAACAAAGTTTAGTGGGTTTTCATTTGTTCTAAATGATGGTCCATTCATTACTAAAGCAGATGATTGTATAGTTCCAGACTGAACAGTTTTTAATGTATTTGCTTCTGTCTCAGACAGATAGCTTGTAGCCATAAAGTTTTTAATAATACCATTTCTAGTTGTTGATCTTGCTACTGATAACTCTACCCCTGCTGATCCAATTGTGGTTGATGGTATCTGTGGGTCTATCTCTGTTGTAAATAAATATTGGGACTGCATATTGCATCCACGAACATAATTGTTGTCTGACCAGTAACTGTTCAATCCTGCATAATGATCTGTAATTGTGGTTCCAAACTGTCCACGACCATGTTCGTAAACTGGACCAGACTTTAATCTTTCAATACCGCCTATTGTTTCATAATAAGGAACAGAGTATATTCTTACAAGGCCAGTTGGATAAATTTTTCCATTGAATGGCAGGTTTGCAAAATATCTTTGGTATTCTTGATTGCTTGTAATCCAAACATTTCCAATACCAGTTATATTAAACTGTGCGGCATCATACTTAATTATTTCTCCATTGGCATAAAAATATCCCTGATATCTTGTTAGCCAATAAACATTTTCACCAAGATCCATTATATTATTTATAACAGTTGGTAATGCGCTAGACAAATTTGCATTAAGTGGCATTGCACCTAAAACGTAGTTACTTTGCTTTTGTACAGATTCATTCACGGTTTTAGTAAATTCATCGCCTGCTACCTCCCACAAAAGAACTGGTAGGTATGTCCAATTTTTTTCACGATCAATCATGCTTGCAAGTTTTAATGATGGATATGTTCTTTGAATATATCTAGTTGTATAATTTATTTTTCCGTTATTATATACTTTAGTATCTTGAGAAGATATTGAGACTATATTTGGAAGTATTCCAGATGTAGCATTCTGCACTACTCCAGTATTTGTTTGATTATTAGATCCAGAAAGAATAATGTCAGTTGCTCTATCGTCCACGCTAGGCATTAGATAATTTTTGCTCATTACAACAAAGTTGTTATATTCATCAAAAAACATTGCTGTTTGAGTTGATATCGCTAATTGATTTAATATTTCTGCAACATTTTGATCTGGAGCAACAAAAAAATATGGAATGATTGGTTCATCTTCATCTGGCAATCTCTTAAATGTATAGTTTGAAAAACCAATAAAATCTAACATAGTAGAAATAGCAAAACTTAAAGATACATCTGTTAGTAGTAGTCTTGGAGCTGGCATTGACTCTAAGAAAAAGAAAAAGTCACGAAGGTCAATAGATATGGTTCCTGCAGTAATGTCTGCTTGAGGCATACCTTCTGAGTATAAAGATTTTATTGGAACATAATAATCAAAATCATCAACATTTTGAATTATTTCATAAAACGTAAACTTAATATTTTTTCTTACATAATCTTTAATAATGCTGTTTGTATTATTAGAATTAAATGCTTGATCATCATCAAAAATAGACATCTGTCCGACTGAAGCAAGAAGTTGTCCAACTGGAAGCGAAGTTACACCAATATCAGATAATACTTTAGTAACCTTATACTCTATAACTTTATCAGAGATATCTGCTACTAATCTTGGTGACATTTCAATTAAATCGAAAGTAGAGTCAAACTTATTCATAGTTTCAACAACTATTCTTATACCACGAATATATTCAAATTCTCTATATTTTTCCAGTCCAAATAAAAAATGTTCCAATATTATTTTCATTTTCTATAACAAGATATGAATATCCAATAACTGATTTTTCTGGCAACAATGTTTCAGACGATAGGGTTTCTGCAAATATAAAAATAGACTTGTACTTATCTGGAACTATAAGGCCGTACTGTATGTCAACGTATCCATCTGGACCTATGATTGGAGAGTTGTCATTTCTTACTGAGTTTTCATCAAAAGAAATAGCACTTACCCAGTTGTCTTCTTTTAGATATTCTATTTTCCATTTAACTGGAGTTGTTTTATTTGCATTTCCATACATAGGATCTGCTACCTGTCCAGTAGCTGTTGTAAATGGTCCTAAATCAATATCCCCAACATTTGTTTGCATCTTTACAATTATTCTATTTGCTGGTACATTGTTTTTATATACTACAAATGGAACTGCATCATCAATATAGTTTAAACCATTAGATATATTTGTAGCAATACCACGCTCAATATTGTTTTCTGTTCTAAAAGAAGTCCAGTATCTAAACTGATCATATCTTGAACCCATATAATACCGTGGTCTTTGTGCAAATGCTCCGTTAGCTCTTTCACGCAATGCTTCATACTGTGCAGTATTAGGAAGCGTTAATGCTGTAGTAGTAAAATTATTTACATTATTGTTTTCAAAAAATACTGCTTTATTAATTCCAGATCTTGGTCTAAATGGTTTTAAACAATCTTCTAAAGAATAAAGCATCTTTATTTTTTCATCTTTAAGTGTAAATTTTTGAGGGGTACCAGAATTAGTAAATCCACCATCTACAACTACATCTGCATCTGTAGCGCCAGTATAATAATTTCCTACATCTAGAGGATCAAAGCTTATTGGCAAAGTTCTGTACTGAACATTGCTATCAGTTGGTCTGTATCTATAATTACCAGTTTTAAAAATATTATCTGGCATATTCATATTCCACTCAGCCAGGACTAAAGATCTTAGCTGTATTGTTGCTGATGTTTCTAGATGTGTCTTTAATGCTTCGCTAACAAACATTTAGACCTCTTCCAGAGTTACCGAAATATTCCAGAGATCAAAATTGCTACCGCCACGCTTAACAACAGAATAATTAAAGTCAGAAAAATAAACTTGCATTATTTCATTATATTTATTTAAATTACCAAATGCAGCATTATCATCACCAAAATTAGAATACTTATCATATGCAAGATACATCCAAAATGGTCCAGGATGAGAGTTGTACCAATCTAATATTTCTACTCCACCTGCACCGCCGTCTGCAGTAAATTCTTGTAGATTATTTTGATATGGAGAAATACCAGTTGCTGGATCAAATTCAGCATTTTGATAAAAAGATCTAGATGGTAAAAGAGTCCATGAAACTGACATTTGCATTTTATCTGCTATATGATATGAACG